GCCATTTGTTGCCGAACCTGTTCGGGGGTCACTACCCCCTCAGTCGCGGTCTTTGCAACGTCACTTGGAACAGCAGCGCCTTTGCCCTCCAGCACATCAACTGGAGCACTTTCAATAGCGCGTTGCTCCTGCATCGCTTCGGTCAACGTCTTGCCTTGAGCCATCCGACCAGCAACAGCGGTAGCCCCGCCTATCACGCCCTGTGTAAGGCCTTGCTTAACAGAATCCTCCAGCGATTTGCCGCTAAGCAAAGAGGCTCCTGTACCAACAATACCTGAAGTAACGGCGGAAGCTAGCGCTTGGTTTGAGATGTTGAGAGCGCCTCCAACAAACTCTGAAACAGGACCGCCCGGTGCGCCAAAATAACCCGTTGCACCGCTAATCAAAGCGTCTTTCAAATTACCGCCAGCTAAGAGCGTCGTCCCGGCAGATGCCACACCAGCTGCTGCCGCCGTACTTAAGCCCAAATTAAGGCCCGCTGGCCCGAGGACCGTGGTCAACGCAACGGTAGTCAAAATACGCCCTACCGGGCTTTTAACAACGTCTTTTACGGCCTTTACAACGCCGTTAAAAGCCTTTTTGACGCCTTTCCATAACTTCTTGAAAAACCCATACTCAGGCAAGCCTGTATATGGGTTGATCGTGCCCATACCGCCACGAGAACGCAGCAGACGAGCTTCTTCTGGCGTAATGTGAGCCAACACCGTATCTTGCCCACGGCCCTTAGAAGCGACCATACGAGCCGCCTCGGCAATACCGCCCATAGCCATGCCAACAGGAGGCTCCATCACCGGGGCCTGCTCAGGCATCGAACCGCCACGGCTGCGCTTTGCCTCAAGCGCAGCATAAATCATCGTAGCCAACAGCTGCGGATCATGTTCCTCGGGAAGAAGACCTTTTTCAAAGTCCTCCTCAGCCTCCAGCTCTTTAAGCGCCGCTTGGTATTGCTCCGGATTGTCATACAGATATTGAATCAATTGAATAAACATATCCAACTGTTCATCTGTCAACGCATCAAACATCGGCAGCATCGAAGCCACTGCCTGTTTAACAGCAGCAGACGCCTGCGGGCTAGCATTCATCAAGCCCTGATTAATCGCGTCCGCAGACTCCTCAAGAGTGAGCCGTGGTCCTTGGTCCATGCCACTGTTTTCAGGGAGAGACATAATGCCTTCTGGCGCAGATGTAGCCATAGGTATTCCTTGTTCTGGTGCTGTTGCCATTTTATTGCGTTAAATCGTAAAAAGAAAGTGATGCCCACGAACCTCCCGTAGGGGGCGGGTTTAAAGTCCGAATGGCTACCATGAAAATATCACTTGTGCCACTCAAATCCGTGCCCAATTGCAACTCCCAGTTGTAACCAGTCGGCGCATCCACCGATAACCGACCCTGAGCCGTAGACGTAATATAGTCCTGTTGCACAATCATACCCCCGGTATAAGAGGTAGCTGACTCATCAAACTCCACATTAGGAGAACTGGTCGCGGACCACGAAGCGCCCGTCAACGTAGGATTCTTGACCAGCACTACCTCATAAAACTGCGTCACAGTAGGAAGCGCCTGTATCCGATTGACAAGGATCACGGCACCATTCCTGCCAGAAGCCAAACGAATTGAGATAAGTGGCACAAAAGTACTACTAATCGTAGTGAGTTCCGTGGACCGTCGAGCCACATGGTCTACCGAAACCTGTTGATACCCGCCTTCAGACATTACTGTAGAGCAGATCTGCTGCAAGCTAGATGCAGTTCCAGCGCCTGCAGAATCCTCAATCTCATACCGAATAGGCAGCGTAGCAGTAGTCATGTATACCGTGCTAAAGGTATTGGAATGATGGAACGAATGGCATACATACGTCCGCCCGTCCTGTACAAAACCACAGCGCACAGTACCTACCCCTAGCCACTCCATGTCTATATACAAAATCTGGGTTTTGGTAGGATCAAGGGTCACGGCGCTTGCGCCCGTGCCGTCCATCTTATCGCCGTTCCAAGATGCTTGGGCAACCGACTCGGCAACTGAGCCGTTTTTCATAATCTCAAAATAAAGGGTCGAGCCACTACGGCGGAAATACACCCCGTTGGTGCCGTCAAAATACCCTATCTTGGTCTCTACCCCATCCACCGCAGCGCTCATGGAGAAGGTAGCAAGCACCAGCAAGCTCTTACCGGGCTGGTAGGGGAAAACCCTATATGTCTGGCGCACTGCGCTTTCAGAGGCTGTGCCATCCAAAGCCAACGTAACCGAAGAATCTGCCGCCGAATAGGTGGATGTCGCCCCCGCAGTGAGCGATTCATCAAACTGCGGGTCGGCTTGAAAGCGGTTTTGGCTATCAAAAATAGTAAACGGTTCAGATGTCCGCAGACGGCCAAAAGCATCTGCCGCTGTACCGCCGGGATAAATTGGGGTATCACCGGGCACGGTAAGCTCCTGAAGCAGGTTTTGCAAGCGGTTGAAATACAAACGCAGCACATTGCTGTACTGCTCTTGGAACAGCATATCCCAAGTCTGCGGCGCAGACGGTAACCGAGGAGGCTCCGGTACGATAAGGTCGGTTGCCGGGTCTACCCGTGGGTTTGTAGCCATTAACGTCTTCCATCTGGGCGAATATCAATCCGGGGTGCCCCGAGTTGCCATGTCGTACCTACACCATCCGAGGCAATCTTAAATGATACCTGCCGCCCCCGAACACGGGTATAAACCTGCCCGGTAAACTGCTCAATAGGAATCACCGCAGACCGTGTTACAGACGCCGAAGCGCTGCCCGCCACCGAAGCAGGACTGTTGTACCCCGAACCCGAGTTCTGCATTGGCTGAAGCGTAATCGTAGCCGTTGGGCTCCCCGCCGTGGAACCACGGAAAGTCACATCAGGCAGAACCCGGTAGATAAAGGCAAAGTTATGACCATCGCCAATATCCACCTCAGTCGAGGTAATGTAAGCCTCAATCGCCGCAGGAGTGCCCGTGGAGTTATCGTCTACCCCAGTCTCCTGATTCATCAGCTTAGTACCATAGGCCGCAATAGGATTGCCCTTAATCTTGCTATCTAGCCACGCCGTACGCGACAACGAACCGTAATACCAAATCCTGTCAGCATAGTTATAGACTACATACCGATCAGGGGAAGTAGGAGCTATCTCAGCCGAAGAGCAATAGAACCACCATACCTCATTAAAGGCCTCAACCGTACTAGCAAATACTTGCTCGGCTTGCCCTAAGTTGATATTCAAATTAGGGTCAGAATTCTGGAAAATAAATTGGCGTAAGTTACACGGCAAGGTCTGTACACGGCCATCGTATACATAAAACTTATCCTTGCCCATCCAGAAGGTCATGTTGGCAGCTCTTGCTACCGCATTTGGGCCCATGATGGAAATGTTCTCACCAAGCGATTGAGCTCCCCAAACGTAAGGCGGGCCAAGATACTGCATGGAATACAACGCAGAATCCGTCCAAACCAAAATCTCCTGACGTTGCTGCTGAGCAGTGACTATCTCAGAGCCAATAGAAAGCCGTAAATCTCCAGCCTGATTAGTAGCAGCCGGTGTCCAGTTGACAACACTCTCCTGATCTGACCAACGAACCAACATTGGATCGATAGTAGAAGAGCCTAAAGGATTGACACCAAAACACAAAACAAACCGCGATACGTCAGAAACCAGCAGGTTGTTCTGTATTACAGGGGTATTTGATGCGCCGGAAAGCGTAGAAATATTGACGCCTCGGTTGGTCAATCCCGCCGAGTAATCTAAGTAATAGATGCCTCCGCCCCGTGGGCCAAAGACTAAATCCTCACCAAAATTGGAATGGTTCCAAATACGAAGAGCATCAGTAGAAGGTGTACCAAACCCCCAAGTACCATAGCCCCAATATCCCGTGCCCCACCCAGAAAGTGTCTCTTCATAAGCAGGACCCGTGTTCAACTGGTATGCGCCCACCACCGACGCGCCGCCATTACCCGTATCCGATCCGTCTGCAACAACCGTAGCGCCAGAGGTATCCTTGGCCGTAATAGTGTAATTGTCACTATCAATAATAGAAACAATCTGGTATTCCTGATTTAGAACATCAGCCGTGATATTCCCACCAAGGCTCACGGCCCCGCTAAATGTAACGAAATCATTGGCTATAGCACCATGCGCTACGTCTGTGACAGTCAAAGTAGAGGAGCTGGCGGTGGCCGCAAAGGTTACATCCCCAGCAGCCGTCGTTGCTCGGATAGGTGTGATATCGTTGTACGAATTGCCGCGTTCTACATAATACTTAAGATTGGTTCCTAAACCAATCAGCTGGTTGTTATCTAAGGCAACCCATTCGTTTAAAGAACGACACACCCCTAAGAATTGATTGGAGGAATATTGGTCCCAGCCGCCAATCTTCTCAGGTGTGCCTTGTCTAAAACGTATCTTGTCGCACTCATACCAACCGCCTTCACTGGTATAGCGAGTATTTTCCCGGTCTACTCCGGGCTTAAACATAAGTTTTTGTAAAGGCATTTAAGACCCCCGAACGCGGACATCCGAGTAGCAAGCAGCTACAAACGGCGTCGTTCTGTCAAGGTTGATTTTTCTTACCAGTTCCATACATTTCTTTTCGTCGGGCACTTCCAACTTATGCGCCACCTGCAATGAATTCCCCGGGCCAGCCACGAAGACAAGCACTGCAATGATGGTGCTGTTCATTACATGAGCTCGAAATGTGGCCCGTCAATAAACGGGCGTTTGCCTTGCGACCTACGCAGGTCGATGTATGTGGTCATGGCGTCTTCCATCTTGCCCTGCCATGTGCCAATGTCGTCGATGTGCCAAGCAGCGCCCCAACGGATAACGACGCCGTACTCCCGAGCAGCCTCCGCCATGGCGTCGGCAATATCGTCATAAAGATTTAATTCCCATGAAGCAACGCCATCACAGTACGCCATTAAGTCTACAGCTCTGCCATCTAAGTGCTTAGACTGCATGGTTTTGCTTTTCTTAAGCTCAACGTAGCGCTTTTGGGTTTCAATAGTGCGTAGACCTTCAGTTACCCCAAAGTCTACTTTGGTCAGTTCAATGGCGCGCTTAACCACCACGACGAGGCTATCCTCTACCCCCTCAAGTCGGTCTAAACTGCGTTGTGATAGCTGAAAGCTCATTTGGTCAACCCCTGCTTTTTCTCATAGGTCCGTAGGCCACCAAGACCAAGCATGCCGAGTAATACGGTCATGAGGCTGTCCATGTCAAACGTGGGCAGTACCGGTAGTTTAACGCCTAGGTAAGCAGTTGTAAAGATGACAAGGGGTTGTAGTACAAAATGCCATGCTAGGGCAACCCCGCATGTCCACCCTACAAATGGACGCCAGCCAGAGACAAAAACCGACCGATGGGACGCCTCTGCCTTATTGACCTCAAGCTGCCCCATTGCCAGCTCTTGGGCGTGTTTTTCCGACATCGTCGCGATCTCATGCGCCAGCTTGGCCTTTTGGTCCTTGTCCTCAATAAACTTGTCAAGCAAACCCGTCACCGGGCCAATCAGAGCACTAAGCATCCTTGCCTCCCTGCATTTTGGGACCTGAGTTTACATACAGCCCAAACCACGCCGCGCCCGCTCCCACAATTACAGACACAAACCCCGCTTGGGCATTGGTCGGATCGGGCAGTTCCATGAACCACGTACAGGTCTTATAGAAGACCAACATGTAACTCAAAATTAGTAATCTAGGGACAATACGCCAAGCGTCTAGGTCTTTAGCCGTCATACTTTTTCCATCATCTCAAAGCCGAGCATCACGAGCCAAGCCAAAGCGGCTAATAGCGCAGCAATAAGCCCGGTGTAGAAAACAGCAAGAAAAAACTCCTGCCGCTTGTACTTCTGTAGTAACTCGACCCGCTTGCGCTCCATTGCAATCTTTTCCCGCTGGCGCATCATCTCAAGGTACGTCTCTTGCCCATAGCGCAGAATAATCATGCTGCGGAGCTCGCGCTCCATCTCGCCCAGCTTTTGCCGCTGCACCACAAGCTGTAGTGCCTCTTCCTCTACCGAGCCAGCGGACAGCAGCTTTTTAAATATTGGTGGGTTTTTGGCTTTTTCTTCTGCCTTGGCTATGTCGGCCTTAGCCCCAAAAAACTTACCGATATAGCCCGCGACATCCTCAATCTCACGCCCAACTTCCACCGCCTTTTTGATGGTGTTAAACGCCGTCGTGGCGACGGTAAAGGCGGTGATTGGGTCGATCACTACCCGACCTTAAGCAGGATGGTATACAGCAGCCCACCCATGCTTACACCTCGTCAGCAGGTTCGGGCGTGTTGCCCTCTGCCAGCCACTTCAAATACTCTTGGTAGTCTGTGTTGGCTTCGTCAAAGGGGATAAAGGCACCGTCGGACAGGCGCTTTACAACCCTAGATTCCTGGCCCGTTATTGGATGGTTAGGTAAAAGTTTATACATTACAACTCCGCACTTAAATCAAATGTGGTTACGCCTTGCATATAATCTGTCCCAACAAGCCACCGCATAGAAGCATTGCGAATACCAGCGTATACTACGTGTGGTGATGACCCATAAAAATTTGACGGGTTTGCAAAAGTAGGTGCAGCCCTCATCTCAACAGGGTAGAAATAAGTAAGGTACTGATTTGATGTAGAGCCATTATAAGGAACAGCCAGCTGTAATGCGTCTACTGCCTCAGACTGCTTCTTGAAAAAATACCTCTGACAAAGTTGCAACTCTTGCGGATACATCCTGCGTTCAAAACTGGTGGCTACGCTGCCTGCTTCAAGCTGGACGCCTGTGATGTA